TCTTTCTATCCTAGCTATCGTAGATGGTAATGCATTTTCTATATCTCTACACAGCCCACATATCACAACATTAAGCGTTGCGCACCTGTCATAACCTTTGATTACATGCTTGGAAAACTTCTGAGGTTTTTCGGCCATAAACAAAGATTCAGGAAAGCTTGATCTATAAAAATTCTTACCTCGCATTTTTACTACTCTTCCTAGCTGTTTTAGCTCTAATTAATATTTCAAAGTACTCTTTAAAATTTAAGCACTGAGAGGATTTCTTTTCGCTAATTCCAGCCGCTGCCTTACCCATCTCTGAACACAGCTCTCTATCTTGGTTGAGAATACCGCAATACTTTTTAAATTCCTCTTCCGTGTAGCATAGAAACCCGTTTACGCCATGGATTATATCTGAATTCAAACCACTGTCTATCATGGCTACTACAGGCGTTGCGTTGGCTAGGCTTTCTTGTATTTTTATTTTGGCGCCTGTACCAAGAATTAGAGGACACATCGAGAAGCAAGCTGTCCCAAATATAGTTGACGAATCTTCTTGGTAGCCTTTGCAATTAAAATTTTCATTGCCTTTATCTTTGGCGTACCCAGAAACTAGCCCAAAAATATCAACTGGGAAATCTATCAAGCTGTCCAAAAAATCAACTCCCATTTTGTTGAAAACGTTATCAGATCCTATGAAGATTGGGTTTCCAAGAAACGATTTTGTGTTAATTGAAGGCTGTGATATGTGCGGTATAAAAGCGTCACCCTTCAGTCTTGAATTTTCGTATTCAAAATCTGAAATATATATTCTTGGTATCGAGTGCTTCCTCTTCCTGCTAAGGTTCCTGTGTCTGTGATAAAATCTCCTGCACTCATCAACGCTGTCTAGGTTGTCTATTGAGCTCTGTAGGGTATTGTTTAGCTTTATATTGTCATGAGTGTCTATTGCTGACGGGTATTTTGATATTAATTTATATACATCTTCCGTGAGAACATCTTCGTAGTTTACCAGTATGAAGTCGTAATCTACCTCCGACAACTTTTCTTTAACATAATTAGACCAAGAAATGCTAGGCCATTCATAATCTTCCTCCCCGTCGAAGATGTCCAGAACCATGACACCGGCCTGCTTCATACTTTCAGCGGCTTCGTTAGTCCAGTTGTGCATACCTTCTTCTTTGGGTTGATTCTTTGTTATAAGATGGACTTCCATGCCTAGAGACACGAGTGCTCTAATTGATTCCATAGCCCTCGTATGACATCCGTGCCTGCCGTCTATAGGAAAGTGAAATATTACGGCGGCTTTCATGTTTCGTTTTTGTCTTACGGAAAAGGGTAATCTTTCTAAAAACTTGTTAAGACCCTTAGACACGCCGAACCTTTCAATCAACGCTACAATAGCGTCTATATACTTGTCATCGTCACGTTCCCTGATTCTCATTAGCTCATACATTAGATTTAATGCGGCACAATGCTTGTCTAGTTCATCTAGATGCTCTATAGAATCTCTTAGGCTCATTCCCTCTAGATCCTCAAACTCCAGCCGACTACCGTTTCTAAGGATGAAGTCACGGAATACTATTTCTTTTTTTGTTCTTTCGTCTATGTCAATGTTTAACAGCCCCTTCCGTATGTACAGGGACATGCTTTTTAAATGTTTTTCTAATTCTTTGCTTTCTTTTTTTGTCTTATTCAGTGCTAATCTTTCAGTCTGCACCACCCTCAGATCAAAATATTTATTCATGATGTTTGAAATAAACAAATCCTCGTGGTAGAAGACGGAGTTTGGGAAGTGGTGTATGGTATATATTTCATTGAGTCTTTTCAGAGCCACGCCTTTCATGCAGTAGCTTCCCCAACCTTTAAGTATTCCGACTCTTTTCAGGTTGATATTGCTAGATTCTGTATTGTCATGTAAAGAGAAGTCTGGAACTCCAACTATCCCAAGCACGGTTTCGTTTTCATTTTTTATCAGGCTAAAGGCATCTAAATATTCTTCAATCATAGAGCTTGGATATAAATAATCATCATCAATCATAACTACCACATCGTCGTCTGAAATGTCAACCGCGCTTGACTCAAGTAGTCCTAAGATTTTTGTTGCTGGCCCAGAGTCAACACACGGATTCACAATCACTTTTTCTGAATTTGACTTTAACGACAGAGATAAGTTCTTGGAATTAAAACGAGAGTAGCTGTGACAAACATTGACAACAATTAGGTCTGGCTTGACTTTCTGATTGGAAAACAAGGAGTCTATTGTCGATGAAAGCCCAAACATCTTTGGGGGAGTAGTTGTTAAAGATACTATTACCACTGTTTTGCCTCCTGCATTGTAGCAAAAGTATAAGACAATATATCAACCGTTTTTTCATTAAGATTAGTGAAGTGTTCCATGCAAAACTCTTTACCTTCATTGACTATGCTTTTACATGCGTCATCATCTAGCTCCTGAAAAACCGCTGGCCATCGCTCAAAAGTCGTATCTACATAATGCTGGTTCGGCTCAATCAGATAGTCGTGTAGCTGCTCGTAAGACTTGTCTCTGTTTAGGTATACAGGCACGGAGTTTGAACTCATCTGCCAGTAGAGCCTGCTGTAACATGCAGCATAACCGTCTATGTTTACGAGAAACTTGTGTTTCATCTGCTCGTTCTGTGATATAAACCTAGGCTCGACGTATCTTTCAAAGTTAGGCCAATCCTCTCTGTTTACATTTCCAACAACATTTGTTATGACTGCCTCATGCTGTTTAGAATTCAATACTTTTTCACAATACTCCATCCTTTTTGGGTTAGTAGACGCTCCGGCAAAAAAACTGCTGTTCTTCTTATTTGTATAGCTTATGTCTGTAGCCGCAGCGTGAGCAAGAACAGACTCAAGAACGCCGCTGTAGAAGTCTATGTTTGGTATTGTTATTGCGTTTTGATCCGACACCTTACAGAAGGACAAAACTGGAAACTTCTCGTCTAGACCGCACCAAGCAGAATGGTCGCAGGTGTATATAAAAAACTTCAAGTCCTTTACGTCAGACTTTCTCAGTGCGGGAATTAAGAATGGCAACATCTGCTGAACCCTGACGCTGCTTTCCCAAGAGTTATCAGGCAAAGATTCTATTGACTGTATTAAACCGCCCTTGACGCTGAAAAGAAAGGTGTGATGGTCAAGAACATCATTTACGGTAGGTTCTACAGACCACTCATCAAAGCCATTCGATATTTGAGAGTCAAGTATTTTCTTTATATTCTCGTTCATGGTTTCTTTTTGAAATATATAGTTATGAAGTCTTGTACCGTTTCTATGTCTTTTGAAATTATTGTTGCCTCAACTTCCTTCCTAGAGCATTTAATACCAAGAGCTTTCAGCGCGTCCACGCAATCGTCTATAAGAAGAGAGTCAACTACAGCCGTTGCTACATGGAAGTCAGCGTTTGGCTGGTCTATAATCGCTCCGATGGGGAATAAATCTCCATCAAAAGTAACCGGCTTGTACTTATGAGGGTTTTTCAATCCATCGTTATAGAAGTACGCACACAGCGCAAGAAAGGCTAGGACTAATAGAGAATACATAATATATTATAGTGTGCCCATTAAAAGATTGCGCGTAAAATCAGGATTTTTTACTGAATAATAACGGTCTGCTTTCATAGCAATGGCATGATCGTTTCCGCCCTCTTCACATCTATCCCCAAAAAAATAAGTTGATCCTTGAACGTATTTCAAAACTTGTGACTTATCTGCGCCTTTAGGATATATATCTATGCTTATTTCTCCGCCAATGGCAAAGTCCAAGTCACGATGTTTGAAAGATAGACTTCTTGCTATATGTTTTCGTTCTTCATTGACTTCATCCCATACAAAGTATTCCCTTCTTTGCTGAGCTGTGGCTTCTCTTCCGATAGTTGATATATTAACCATACCTACCCGTTCCTCAATGTTCAATCCGGCTGTGCCGTACCAGCGACTAGCTTCTAGTAGTTCTAGCATGTCGAAGTGCAGGTCGGCTGACATTCTCCAGCTTGATTGCCACCTTAATTTGCCCTGTTCGTAATATTGGTTTCCACAATTTTGGAAGCATCCGTCAACGTATCTCCATAGAGGCTGTCCAATCTGCTCTTTCGTTTTTTTACTGTCTGAACCAGTTACTAGAAAGACTCTGTTACCAAGTGATCTCTGTTTGTTGATCCAGTCTACGAAAAAATCCCTAAAGTCACTGGCCATCGGTTGTCTGGCGTATGTAAGGGTTCCGTCTACATCGAAGAGGTAACTAATCATCTTCTTCTACTTTCTTTCCTTCCCTGTCTACCGTAATCCAGCCGCACCCCTCGCACAAACAAAAATACCTTTCATTTCCTCTAACAATTCCTGCAAAATCGTTTTCTAAGGCTTCTTCTTCGGTTCCGCAGAAAAGTTCTAAGCAACAGTCATAACAAAAACTAGCCATGTTTTCTCATGTCCTTAACTAAAGAATAGTAATCCAACTGTGACGAGTCAGGAGTTATCCTAACAACTTCCCAGTCGGAGTATTTTGATTCAACCTTTGCTTGCGCATCTTTTACATCTAAACCTTCGACATATTTAATCTTGTTCTCGCCCCTACGGTTTACCATGTTTACTATATATTTTCTCATATCCTACTGTTCCATTTTTTCTTAGCTTCAGCCCAATCGTCAGCAGAGCCACTTGCTCCACCACACTCGTCACACTCATACCAATAAAGACCTATAGTGTTCATTGCCTCTGCATACGGCTGACCACCACAGAATGGGCATGGCAACAGGGTATCTTCTGTGAACTCTACTACGTCTATATCGTGTTCGCCACATTTTATGCACCATATTGGCTTGTTATCTACATCTACAACACGGTTGCAGCAACTTAATAAATATTTCATTCAGCTCTCCAAAAGTAGACTTGGCAGGACTCGAACCTGCGACAAAGGGATTATGAGTCCCCTGCTCTAACCAACTGAGCTACAAGTCCATAAAACCCGCGCAGGTTAAAATTAGCTAATTGTGATTACTTTTGGCTGCTTTTCTTCTGGCACAACTTGTTCCAGAGCTACCGTCAGTAAACCGTCTTTAAAGTCTGCTGAGATAACCTCAACATACTCTGCGAGGCTAAAGCTCGTCTTAAACTTGCGTTTAGCAATACCTCTATGAAGATGTTGCCTATTCTCATTGTCAGGATCACCTGAGCCTTCAATGGATAGAGTCGCATCCTCAACGACCACTTTAATGTCATTCTTGCTGTAGCCAGCTAACGCCACCTCAACAAGTGTCTTCTCTCCATCCCTAATGACATTGTAAGGCGGAAAGTTTCTTTTACCGCTACTCAGTTGACGATGCAAATCCTCAAACCCAATAGCCCTATCAAAAAAGTGTTGCATTAAACTATTCATAATAATTCTCCTTTCTAAGCGAGAAATGTGCCACCCAATCAGGCGTGGCGTTTACCCTGCGCGGGCAAGTACCCCATAGGAGAATTGAACTCCTGTCTTCGGCGTGAAAAGCCGATGTCCTAGTCCACTAGACGAATGGGGCAAAAAGACTAAGGCTGGAGGTACTGATATTATCAGGATCATGCACATTGGAATAAAACCAGCCTCAGTCGTTGTATAAAAAAAGCCCTCTTAGCTGTTAAGCAAGGCGGGGCTAGACCTCTGACACGCTCAGTAAATATAATTAAAATGGAGCGTCGTCATTAGAATTCTTTTGAGAATTCGGGCCGAGACTGATCTCGTCTGCCATGACAGAATAAGAGGTTCTATTGACACCTTCTTTATCCTGATACTCATCGCATTTAAGTTTGCCTTGAACAGAAACAAGACGACCCTTCAGGAGGTATTGGTTCAGGCTTTCGGCCATTTTGCCAAAACAAACTACGTTCATAAACAAAGTATCTTCACTTCGTCTGTCGTTCACAGCCAATCGGAACTTCGACATTGAAGTACCCTTCTTGGTTGTGCTTTGCTCTGCGTCTTTGGTGACACGACCCGTCATAAGTAAACAATTAACATTCATACTAAATCTCCAGTGCTGATAAAATTCTTCCTCGTACTACTTGGCTGTTGCCTCGATTTGAATAGTTTGTGGTTGCTTGATATACATTCTCCGAGAACGTCTTGGTAAGGCCGAGAGCCTTTCCTGCCCGAATAGTGTCACGTTTGTTGGAACCATAAGCTCCAAGCCCTTTGCGGTAAGCCAAAGCTGTGATGGGGTTCAATTTAACACCCTTAGCCTTGCCTCTGGTTCCTGTTGCGCTAATCGTCTTGTTAGAACTGACTTCCCAGTTATAGGTTGACGAAACGCTTGACAGTTGTTGATAAAAATCGTTAATTTGCATCTAATTCTCCTTTTAAGTTTCCTGATACAATTTAGTTTAGCCTTCCGCATCGCCAGCGGAATCATTAAGCTCTTTAGCACCTTCTTCAAGATAAGCCGTCAATCTAGCGATCTCCGCATCAATGGTGGCTTGTTGCTGTTGAAGTTGCTGAATCTGGTTTTCAACATTCACCAGATGCGCCTCTGCCATTTCTTTTGCTGTTGGCATTTTCTCTCCTTTTACTTTTTTAAAAAAAATATATAAATCACAGGTTTTTAGGGTCATCTACCCCCATCTGTGAAAAACTCTCGATTAAAAGTCCAGTAGCTGTACTTATTTGCTTTTGCCATGACCCCCTAAGTTGATCCTCACCAGAGCTTAGATTCGGTACTTACTACTGACGGCAGGGATTGTGAATCCCATCAGGGTCTTGCAAGTTTGGTTACTCACTGGCCTGACTCCTACATCCGTATGGGATGTTCTATCGCAATGTCCTATTACTCTGGTTCTAGGTGAAAACCTGATTAGCTCTCCACATTCTTGTGGCATGTGTTTGTGAGTCTAATCCGATACCCTTTTTCGGTCAATTAAGACTAAGCGAATCCTTCACATAGTATTATAGACCACCGAGTAATGTTCGGCACATTATTTTTACAGCTTTTCCATCTTTGAAAGCGGTACGATATAATTGACTGGGAGGTTTGGTCGGTACTGCTTCTTTTTCTTTAACAAATCGAAACTCTCGCGTGTGATGCGACCTAGAACCTCTATCTCATTATTTTTTATATTAAATCTGGTAAGCACATAGAGCTTTGGTGGAGTCCTTCGCCCATACTCCTTAGTCGTGATCTTCAGCTCTGGCTCTCCGTAGCCCATGTAAGTTATAGTCTTCACCTCTACACCGTCAAAGTCTTGACCGGAATCTCTTACCGAGTAAATTTCTTCGTCAACCTTCTGGTCTGTTGCCAGCGCATAGCCAAGCTCTCCTATAACACCCAAGAAATGAGCCATGTACTGCTTATCAACCTTAAAACCCTTAGACATCTTTGATTTACTGTCATTCATAAATCTTCCTGTGTCCTTGTTTCTAAATGACTCGTCCTTAGCATCATGCCTCTTAATGGCTAACTCTAAAGCATACTGTAGTTGCTCATCACTTAGTTTATATTTCATGTCAATCTCCAATCTTACTGCTTAGGGTAATACATTTGGTGTGTAATAAAGAGGGGCTAATTAAAGCCCCCCAATCACCTATTTGCTTGCGACATGTTTGATGTCGTACTTATAGATAGGGTGCGGAATCTTCTGAGTCTTAGGAGCCTCAGACTTGTAAAACCTACTAGGTGTATAATGCCACTCAAGACGAGGGCGTTGATACTTATAGGTCTTGACCTTTGGCTTCTTATACTCAGCCCTAAATGGGGCTGTTATAACCTCTCCGATACCGAAGGCTGTTGTTGTTATACCCTCGCAAACTTTTTTGCCGGTATCCAACACAAATCCTCCCGCACTCTTAACCGCATCAACAGGTGACACTAGCTTCAGTGTTACGTCTGCTTTTGCGTATGACGGTTGCATAAACAAAAGAGCCGCAAACATAATTACAAACTTCTTCATCTCTTCTTCTCCTAAACTAATTCTAAACTCTTTGTTCTAACCAAAACTTCCTTAACTCTCTGAAGTTTCATGGTTATTTCTTTTCGCCATTGTTCGTCACGCTCAACATTGGCTCTACCGATGTCTTCTTGTGTCATATGGACTGCCGTATCAAAAACGTCATTGAACAGCGACACTACTTCATACTGGCAACACCGCAACTTCTGAAATTTGGAATCAGATGGCACGCTTACAACATCCATAGGATTAACCTTGCATATTACCAACTTGTTTCCACCACCTTCATCATTGTCCATATTGGGATTTATACCGCCATACTGAGAGGCATAATCTATCGCTCCAACGTGTAGACCTGACGAGCAATGCTTCTCACGATTACTGTCTACTTTTTTTCTTGGAATAGAAACTGTATTGCCAACAGAGTTGTCAATCTCTCCACTCCAAATATCTTTGAAGTCTTCCCTAACAGCCTTGTAAGCCAAGAAACACCCATCAGATGTGATTGGCATGTGCTTATGTTGCATGAAGTCAAACAACTCCACGATAGCTTGATCTGAAGGGTTTTGACTGAGGTTATCCAAGAAGTTGAGCATAGGCTCAAAAGGAAATCCCTCCTGAATCATATCTAAAATACGCTCAGTAAACATCTCAGGCATGTTAATGCCGTCCCAGTAAAGACTGCCTTGCTCACAGCTAACATAGCCTTCACAGAAGTCATTTACTCTTGACACAATATCGTATGCCGCCTCAAAGTGTTCCACGTTACCATTGTCTAGGTACGCAACTAGGCGATCATAACTTGGGTGGCCTTCTCCAAAAACATAAGACTTACCAGCCACCATTGCACTCACAGTGCCATCATTTGCAATAATATACTTCATTTCAATTTCCTTGTACTAAATGTGTTACAAACGAATTATAACATAGTTATCGTCGTTGTCAAACACTTTCTTTAATAAAAATAACTTTTTTACTATATCTATTTGGGTCAGCCATTCCGCTGTCTATTCTATTCTTCTTTGTTATATAATAGTGGTCATCGTCCTCGCACATAACCTCGTCTTCAGCGAGCCTTGCGTTCATATCTTTTTTCCACGCAGGTACTTCATTAGGGTCTACAATCATCGAGCTGTGACTACCAAACCTTGAAGGCGTTGTCCAACCTTTGGACGTATCCCTCGAACTTCTACTCTTTGCCATTTTCATTATCCTTATTAAAATTTTCAGCAAACTGTCTAAAATGTTCTAAACTTACTTCTTTTGCTACTTTCCTAGAAATAGCTTCCATTTCGCTTGGAGCTAAATCTAAGAATCCCTCCATCATTAATTGCAAGTCTGTAATGTTCTGATATGAATCCATCAACATGCTTCTGTTTTCAGCAACCATCTTGTGAGTGACATGAGACTTGTAGCCCAAGTACCCCAAGATACAAAATATAGTAACTATTGCCACCTTTGTAATTTTAATCATCTTCTTCCTCATTATCATATATGTATATTGGAGTCCTTTCCCCAACATATGAACCAAGTGTATTAAATTCTAAGTATTCCATAGCCTCTTGGTGTGGCATACCAGCGTCATAAAATAATATTTCTACCATTTTTGATACAGAATAAGCAACCCTTCCTGAATCAAAGCCACCACAAACGCCAATAATAGCAGAATCAAAACCATCGGCAAACAAAAGGCCATCGCCAAAATGTTCACACAACTCTTCACGTTTTCCCATAATCTACTCACAATCGTACCAATCGTCTAAAAAGCCTTCTTTCCAAGTACCTGTAGACAAATCCCATCCCTGTTTATATTTCCTCTGTATCCTACGCTCTTTTTCCCTCAAGCGTTTTCGTTTCTCTCTTTCAGATTTAATATCCCAGTCATCATCCTTCGGTGGAATGTACTTCTTCTTCTTTGGCACGTTTTCTCCTCTTATAAACTTTTTCTTCTTCTCTTTTTAATACTAAAATCATCGCTCCGGCTATGAATAGCTCTATTGCCCAAGCCAAAATTCCTGCGTAAACTGCTTCCATTAATCTTCCCTAAACTCCATGCAATATTCTTCAAATGCCAGCTCAGCTTCTTCCTTAGTGTCGTAGAATCCTATTGGCATATCAGCTTCGTCCCATGCTACATACATTTCTTTTCCGCAATCCCACTCTATCATGATACCCTCTTAAATAACTCGTAAAAAAACTCAAACAACACACGATGAAAAAAGAAAATAAATAACCACAATACTATCCAGAAAAATGATACCCAATCTGTTTCATCATCTGGCCTGCGATACATATCCTCGTTATATCTATCAAACCTCCTACTATCTGTCTTAGGTGGTTCGTATGGATTCATTACTTGAAATATATATCGAGAGTTTCCAGTCTATCGTCTGCATCAGCCAGAGCAGATAGAGCTTCATTTAAGTTAGCATATAAGTCGCCTGTGCTGTGATCCCCAATACCTGCTGGATGGTCTAACAGTATAGATAGGCTTAACAAAGCCTTATCCTTGTCAGCTTGAGCCTGACTTCTCAAATGAGCCAGAGCTTGTTTCTTGTAGCCTTCAGTCATCTCTTTTTTCTTCCCCGCAATAGCGTTTTTTTGAGTATTTTTTTGATTATCAATCAGTAAGCTAGAGCCTACGCTGGTTCTAGTAGTCTCTTCCTTAGTTCCCATAACAAATACAGCGTCCTCCTTGTCCACTTCTTCAAGTATAGGATTTTTCTTACCACAACCCCAGCAGACATCCCAATCTCTCGGAGTTTTAGTCACTTTGCCGCAGCATATTGCTTTATATAATTGCGTCATTTTACTTATCCTTTTTAAGTTCATAAAACAGGAGGAACAGGTTAGCAAAAGCATAACTTATCCACATTCCACCATGTGTCCAGTCCTTCTGCTTAAAACAGCTCAGTCCCGCTATGGTATACATTATACTTGTGGTTGCGATTGCATAAATAGCTAACATAATTTCCTCCATATAGTTTTAGCATATTTATCACATATTTCAATTATTTTTTTCTAAAAAAGAGTAAATTTTTCCAAAGTCAAAGAACCGCCACCTCTTGTGATGTTCCTTGTCTTTTCCCGTGTTGACATCACCCAAGTAGCTAATCAACTCTTCCCAGCTATTAAACATATGCTCTACAGGCATTACACCGAACATCCAATTTGGCATACTGTTTACGCCTTGTTCGCAAACAACCAGTAGAGGCTTCTTCTGCTGTATAGCCACAAAAGCCTCGTTGTATGATCCGCATAGATGAGAAGATACATCCAAGTGCATAACCACAAAGTGGGCGATGTCTATCATTCGTAAGTCCACAGCGGCTATCTCACTCATCGCCTCCTTCACAGAGTCGTAGTCTCCCTCAGTCTTCAATGCCTCAATTCTGTCACGGAATCCTTTGTCTTCTCTTGCAAATGTTGTAGGCTTGTCGCATGGGTCTAAGACACCAACCCCGAGCTTGTTAAGCTCAGGGGTGATTGCCTTACGCCATGTCACGCCGCCATCAGCGACTCTATCCATAGCTCCACACAAATAGCACACAGTGTGTTTCAACTTATTCATATTATTCTCCACAGGTTTCTTTCATTGTCATGTAGTTTATGGCTTCTTTGAGCATAGGTTCTTCAATCTCTCCCCAACCATCAATCATGCCAATTAACAATGAATATCTTTCTTCAAATAGCTCATCAATTCTGTCTGAGTATTTCTTGTCTCTAAGGCTTTTATCGTAGTAAGAACCAACTTCTGGTACATCCAGACGTGTGCGTTGACAAGAATAGTACAGGTCGTCCATAGATTGCTTGTAAGTTAGTATCTCATCTCTCTCTTCTTTGTATGCAAGGTAAAGTTCCTTGATCTCGCAGTCAAGCTCTAACGCCTCCAATATCTGCTCTACACGTTCTGATTTGTATTCTGACGTTACTATAACACCATTCTTTGCACTCTTAATCAGTTCCATGTTTTCTTCTAACAGTTGAGTTAGAATAGATACTATGATTGATGTACCCTCAGTCCAGTTATCTCTCGTGTCAAACTTCCCACTCTTGGCAACGGAAGGTTTTACCAGATAAATTTTCATATCACTGATGTCGTAACCCGCTGAAGATATACCACATAGAATGTTCTTAAACTCTCTCAAGTCGTGTCTCCGACCATTGTAATCTACAACATCTCTGGACTCAGTGAAGTAGTAAGCATTTTCTTCTTTGACACTGACTGATGTGTCTACAAACTCACAACTTTCATGATTGAATATCATCGCCTTGCTACCGCCACCAGAACTGTAAGACCTAGTTGTGGTATCCCTAAATGGCTTAGGCATGGTTGACGTATACAAAAACTGTTCGTCCTTAGCATCGCCAAGAAATTCTTTCACTCGGCTGACCTCTTCATCAGTACCCTTTATCAAATAGTAGGTACACGCATCTCGATCACCGTGTCTTTGCGAGATGTACTCCTTCAGGCGACCAATCCCACCTCTCTTGGTATCGTCAATAACAAATTTGAAATCACCCTCAAACACAAATTTCTCAATATCTCGACTAACTTCAGGAGTGGATTTCCAAGTTGTCTTGGCGTAACGGTGAATACCAGCTTCGACCTTGCGTTTTGTCCCATCTGTGGTTTCGTCTTGCAACCATATTCCACGACCAAACCAATCAAAGATTTCCTCACCGTTCCAAGTCATCCCATCAAATGCGTCATCCATTGCTCCGATAGAGAATTGTTTTCGCACATTTGCAAATAGCACACGGGCATCAAAAAGTGTTTCACATTCGTTTACTCTTTCCTGAACCTCATCAACCATAGCTGTCTTAATTTCACTGACCCTTGCTCTAAGAGCGTCTACGGTGTGGCTGTTAAAAGATAACTGTTCACGACTTGGTGTAATATCAACATCACCAATTTCCATGAATACCTGTAGCCCCTTGACGTTGCTCAAGAATCTCTGCTCTTCTGTGAGGTCGGAGTATCTTTCTATAGTATATACGTCATCAAGTCTAAATGGATACGCTATCTGCCCCATAATAACTTTTGGTGTGTTATTGTACTTAGTATTAACGATTCTCCAGCCGTTGCCCTGAATCTGCACATCCTCATCTCTGTATGAAAGTTTTCCACCTATTACATTAGGCTTAACGTCAAAGTATTGATAGAGAGATGTTGCCTCATCTGTGAAATCGTACAGGTCATCCTCTTTTACAGCCATAGTTACCTTCAAACCATTTGGCTCTTCTGTAACTTGAGTATCCATAAGAGAGAACGTAGGAGTACCATCTTCTGATTGATAGGCCGTGTAAATGCGTACAACTCCGTCTTGGTAAGACTCTACGTTAAACTGGTCGGCGTAGGCAAAAGGAGCCTTACTGCCAAGCCCTAGACAACCCACAGCATCGTTGCTATCATTACGAGTGCTACGAAAATAGGTTGTGTACAACTGCATACAATCCTCATGGCTCATACCTGTACCGTAGTCACGGACATAGAAAGTAGGCTCAAGACGGGTAGGTAGATGGACATCAAAAGGTGTGTCTTGATTGCCAGCATCTACTTGAGAATCGTAAGCGTTTGTAGAAAGCTCACGAATTACAGCTTTGATCTTGTTAGAATAAAGACCATCAGAAAGAATGAAGAAGGCTTTGGCAGAGGCTTCAATACTGAAGTTGTTCTCTTCAAAGTTACCAGATTTTACTACGTTGTTTTGTGTTGGGTGAAGTTTCATTATGACTCTCCAGTTAAAGTGTGCTATTGTTTACGTTTTGAATTATAACATACTTATCGGATGTGTCAAGAGAAAACTTTATTAAAATCTCCAGATTTTTCCATTTCCCACATTTACTACTATAAAATGGTACTCATAACCCCTTCTTCTTAGGTCATTAATAACACCGAGAGCAGTATTGTAGTATTCATCGTCGCCTGTTTTATATAACAAGACAAGACCAGCCTGAGATTTTGTGGCTATAGAGTAGCCGAGAGATTGACCTATGCCTTCAGGCCATTTTTTACACCAGTCAACTTCGTAAGAAACATTGTTCGCTTTGTCATATATATCAATTCTTCTCCCGTCAGGGAGAGCATACTCAATGTATTCATCCTGTACATTAAGTACACTCATGGCTACAAACTCAACCCAATCAGCCTCATTGCTAGTTGAGTCAGGAACCGTGTCGTAGGTAACGGTAGTTGCTAATAATAATACCAACGTCCCGCATAGTGCTTTGATCTTACTCAGTAACACGGATACTATCACCTACAATCCAACTCGCTGCCAAAATTACTACATTTTGAACTGTAGCTGGATCAACTGTTCCTTCGCCAAACAAAGTGTCAGCGACGACAACAACAACGCCAGCAACGCCAATCCAAAAGCGGCGCGAACTAAATAGAGCTTTTACCTTATCCATTATTGGACTCCTATAAAAACTAAGTTTCAGGAGAACCTTTCCATCCCTCTAACAACAAGTTGAGAGCGTTCTCTCCTAAGAATTTCCTGATCGTTTTATCCTTATAACCCACAGACATCAAATACTGTGTCATTCTAGGCAGTTGCGATATGTCTACTATTTCATCTGGAGGGTCAGTAAACCCATCAAAGTCAGTACCAATACCGACAACTTCTTCACCAGCCACGTTTATCATATGGCTTAAAGTTTGTTCTATATATCTTAATCCCATCCCAGTGTCGTGTGATGTCAGCCAATAATTCATAAATATTATACCAGCTACACAGCCATGATCTGCAAACCATTTTAGTTCCCAGTCCTGTAGGTTATATGTTAGCCTATTTACTTCATATGCTCCAACATGACTAGCCAGCAGGCATCTCTCTGCTTTATGATGTTCAGCTATTTCATATATCTTTTTTCTTGCGCTGAGAGTACAGTGTGATATGTCTATTAACATACCAAGCTCTAACATTCTTTCTACTATATATATTCCCCTGCTTGTTATACCCTTAGTTTCATCCCACTTGGCTAACAGCTCTTCCCAGTCCCCGTGATCGAAAGCATACTCCGGCCACGGAAATACTGGATTGACACATTCATTGGGGTAGAAATGAGCCAGCGTTAAATATGCTACACCTCTATTGTTTAGCTCAACAAGCCTTTCATCCATATCAACTCTTGCGGCAAGCCCTCTTCGTATATCGTTTGGGTAATCTTTCGCTGATGTTCCCTGTATTGAGTGCGCGCCTTCAACCGAGTGTATTAAAGCCACAGAGTCTTTTTTGAGAGCGTCAATCACCATGCTTGGCCTGACACAGTGTATTATCTTCCGCTTATTCTCTGCGTTTAGATTCCAGTCTTTAGCCTGACGTTCTATCTCATCTAATGCCGCCGTTATAGCCTCATAATAAGAAGACTCATATATTTGCTTTCTAACCTTTGGGGCGAATAGAAGTAGCCACTTGGCTAGGCTCATGTCTTTATACCAGCCGCCTTCAGGAACATATGCAGTTGACAGTAATATATCCACACCGCCATCCGCAATCTTTGGAAAGGACGCTCTGTTAGATAACGGCCAGAAAG